TAATAGGCCACAGCGGCCTGGTATGCAGTGATCAATGGAGTGGCATTGAATGCTGCCAGTGCTGCGGTAAGAGCACTGGGCAAAGGTTTGAGACCCTGGTTATTGAGCAGTGCAGCACTAGCAGTGATCTGCAAGGGAGTAAGTATGCTAGCAGCCATTATCCTGCACTCACGTTAGAGCTGCCGCCAGTTCGTGCATGACCACAGGTGTCAGCATTGCCTGCAACATTGATTGGTGAGCCACCGGCCATGACAGAATCAACACCACCGGCTGTTACTGGTCTATGACTATTTCTACGAGCATGAGGACTCACGCCAGAGCCATTGACACTCACAGGAATTCCGTTGATTCGTACAGAGTCAACCCCGCTGGTGATTACGCCACCACCTGAATCCACATCACCCACTCGTTGAACTGCTGGCATGTTATCCTAGTATAAGTTTCTTGTCTGGTACTTTGATACCAGTGGTTGCTTCTATGTACTTCATTTTGACTGAGTCATCAGTCTTGGATACCAAAGAAACGCTGTTGGTATTTAACCGAATTTCTTCCTTGGGATCTGCTGTGAACATGCTGGGCACAAGTCCCATGCCTTGAGGGCCCGGAGCAATACTCACTGGTTCTTCTAGTGTGATCCAATCTCCGCCGGACTGTTTGACCTTGGCAACCATTTCTTCGCCTGAGTTCAATTTGAACGTGTATACTTGATTGTATTCAAGAGCTATTTGCATTATGCTAGTTTCTTTCTGAGTTCTGTAAATCCGCCCACGTGTTCTTCACCCAAGAAGATCTGTGGCAATGTGCGAGCTGTTGGCACAGCTTCTAGTAGTTGTTCTCGGGTCCAGTCTTGGCTTACATTGCGTTCTTCGTATTCAATGCCACGACTCTCTAAGAGACTCTTGGCTTGAACGCAGTAGGGACACTGGTCTTTTGACCATACAATTGCTTTCATTTATTTTCCTTCTTTTGATTTGTCGTATGTTTTGGCAAAGATGTCTGCTTTCACAACACCGTAGTCACCAGGGCCATGTTTCACAATGTAATCATTGTCCTTGGTATATTCTAGATTGCCCCAGCTGGCTTTGACAACACCATCGTGGTCAGCAAGTCGAGCAACCTTCATGATCTTTTTGGGTGTTGCTGTGCCATCACCATTGTCGTCGTAGTATGCAGCAAACTTGATGGGACTCACAGGATATTTTTCGCCCTTGGGCCCAGTAATGATCTTGTGACCCACTGTGTAGTCCACAGGACCTTCTAGTGTTTGAACTGTGCCGTTGTCAGTGGCAGTTTCATAACTGATAGGGGTTGGGTGTTTGTAGGTTTGGAAACCGCCGGCATCAAACCAAGCATCATCCACTCGTGGTGCGGTTGCTGCAATAGATTGTCTAATGTCATTGTTCATTTTTATAGCTCCGGTAGTGCATCGTAGTCCAGTTGATCACTCATGACTCCGATAACATAATTGGTTGATTCTGTTTCCTGCAAGGCAGATTGTTTCTTGTGTGTGTCCACATGCTTGTTGAACCAAGGAATAGGAGTTGAACGAGGTGCAGGTTCTTGATATTTGATACCAATTTCTTTTAGTGCGCTCACAGCAGTGTAGTCCACAAAGTCTTTGAGAATGTTGGCATTGAGACCAATCACTGGTCCTTGGTTGAACAAGTAATCGGCCCAGGATTTTTCTTCACGGATAACATCCAAGTACATTTGATACACTTCAGCTTCACATTCTTGCTTGGCTCGTGCAAAGCGTGGATCTTCTTTGACCACCTGATTGATAATCCAAGCTGTCCAGTCCTTGTGTAGGATTTCGTCTTGTAGAATCAAGCTGATGATATTGCCATTACCAATGAAAATTCTGTTCTCAACCATGGCCAAGCTGGTGGCAAAGCTGACCATAAAGCGAAACGCTTCCAGACCGTAGCTGGCATTCAGTGCTAACCAGATGGCTTTGATGTGTTCATATTCGTCAAAATCTTCTTGTAGTTCTTTGCGGCAGTTGATCATGTGCAGGCGATCATAATACAGGCCAATTGTACTGGCCATTTCAACAATTTCTTTTGTGTCATGGATTGTGCTGAACACATCCTTGGGCACATTGTAGACGTTACGGATGATGTGACTGTAACTTCTACTGTGAATATTGGTTTCAAAGAATCCCCAGTTGTACATCAGTGCTTCTAATTCAGGAATTGATACCACAGGAGTAAACACCTGTGTGGGTCCACGACCTTGTAAACTGTCTAGTGCTGTTTGACGCAGCAGGTTACTGGTAAAGATGTGTTTCACTGTGCTGCTGGCTTCCTTGAAGTCGTTGGCATCCTTGGTCAAGCTGACTTCTTCGGGCACCCAGAAAAAGCCTCGAGCCTCTTGTTCAAATTTTACAATCTTGTTGTATTTGACTTCTTCAAAGCGTTGAATGGTCACAGGACCAGCTGGGTCCAGAAACATCTTGCGATTGAGATAATCTGTTTTTGTTTTTAAATTGTATTGCGCTTGGCTCATTGGTATTTTCCTTTTATTTGTTTTTATTCGTTCATACGCCATTTGTTTTCCGGCAGGCCATAGTCCCACTTTGGGTCCATTTCAACATTCCATCTGGTGGTAGCGACATTAAAATCTGGTATTTTCATTTCTTTGGGATTACTTGCCGGTTCTAAAATAACAACACGATTGTTTGGCTGGGCAGCAAATTGACCGTTGTCACATTTGATAAAGTTAAAACTTTTGTGATCTTCAACATCTTCACTGTGGCCACAATCTAACACATTAAAATCTGGATGTGCTGAATCAACTGTAAAAAGATATTCTCCTTCTAACCAAGATCCATCTTTCATCTTGATTTTACATCTCATATTTGCTATCATTGCTTTTTTAATCACAGTGATGTCATAAGACATGCTGTTCCATAATTGTAAGAAATCTAAAGGATATGGATCTCCCTCTATGGGTTTCCAACAAAATGCATGCAGTGGAAGTTTGTCATATAGCGCACCATACTGATTTAAATATGATTCAATTCTAAATGCTTGACTCCGTTGAGACTTTATCGATATCCACCAACAGGGTTCCAGCTCTCCGTGCCCCTTTTCAAAGTCATAGAGAAATTCCCTACGAACAAAACATTTCACTGGTGGCAAATTTGCTACTAAAAAACTCATTTAATATTTTCCTGATGCAAGCACTATCTTGCAAATGTGTTCTAGTCTTTCTATGTGCTCGTAAGCACGCCACGGACTTGTGTCAATGGCCACTACACCATGTCCTTTGATGCCTACAATGTCGTAAGCAATATTGCCTTCATCGTCTAAGTGTAACATAGTGTGGCACTGGTCTGCAAGCTCTTGACTGATGGGAGCCACATCCCCCACATTGGGTGCTACCCGAGTGTAGCGATTCAGTTCCGGAAACTCAGCACTAACTGTGCTCAAATCGATGCCAGCATGCATGGCCGCTATACAGTAGGTTGGATGTAGGTGAACCACTACTCGCACTTCATTACGGTGCTGACCCATTTTTCGCTGTAGTCCAAGGTGCAGGGGTAGTTCGCCCGACGGTTTAAGATTGGCACTGATATCAGTGTATGGCTGCTCTTCCCACAACATACTGCCAACAATACGAATCTTCTTGAACTGGTCTGGTTGTAGTGTTTGTTTACGCACACCGCTGGGTGTGATATAAAAATGGTCACGGTCGTGATGACGAATACTCACATTGCCATCACGACTGGTAATCCAATTGCGTTTATACGCATCCAACATCACATCACAAATGGTTTCTAACATTATAGTTTACAACTTTCGCAATCTTCTTGATCATCAAAGTCAATCACTTCCAATGGTGCTTCAGGTTCGTCTTGGCCTTTGCTACCTTGTTTGTTGATCAGGCTGTAGTAGAAAGTTTTCAAACCCCAGTAGTGTGACTGCATCAAGTTACGAGCAATCAGGGTGGTGGGCACTTTACGATCTGCAAAGTGTGCAGGATTGTAAAAGGTGTTGGTGCTAATGCTTTGGTCCACATAGGCTGCCAATACAGCAGCAGTTTTCAAGTAGCCGTCGCAATCTTTTTGTGCCCACATCAGTTGATATTTGTTTTTCAAACGGTTGTACTCGGGTGCTACTTGAATCAAACTGCCAGCCTTACTTTCTTTCACAGTGATCAGACTCATGGGCATTTCGATGCCGTTGGTTGAGTTGATGGCCACTGAACTGGATTCAACAGGAGCAATTGCTCCATTGGTAGCATTACGAACTCCGCTGACTTTCATTCTAGCACGAAGTGTTTCCCATTCAAGTTCAGGAGTAAAATCAGTCAGTTCGTTTACACCTACTGCACGAAGTTCCCAGGGAAACTGTCCTTGTCCATAGCGTGTGTGATCACTGCCTTCACATCGTCCTCGTTCCTCTGCCAATTCAACACTCATTTCAGTTAGATAATATGTTTGGTGCTCCATCCAGGTTTTGACTTCGGCTAGAGCCTCCTTCTCACCGTACCTGAGGCTTCGCTTGGCGTGCCAGTAGGCAAGGTTGGTGATACCGATTCCAAGCGGTCTGATTTCGTCATTGCTGAGTTTAGACTGGATGGAAAGAAAGTCTTGATAGTCAAGAATGTTATTGAGGCTACGATGCAGTATACGGCAAGCCCTGCGCATATCTTCTGGGTTACGGAACGCACCCCAATTGATTGAACCCAGGGTGCAAAGTGCGATACGACCAGTATCGTCATCCAGACGTTTAAAGGACTTAGTAGGTAAAAGTATTTCACAGCAAAGGTTACTCTGGTAAATGGTATGGTATTCGGGATCAAAAGGACCCTGCTTCATCACATTGTCAATGAACACAAGATAGATACGTCCTGTATCAGTGCGCTCTTTGAGAATGCCTGATTTGAACACTTCTTCTGCGCTCATGGTCTTTTTGCGTAGATCAGACTGCTTTTCGTATTTCACATACAGTTCTTCAAACAACTCAGTATTGCTGTAGAATGCTTGATACAGATCTGGAACTTGGTTGGGATCAAAGAAAGTTATGTCTTGTTTGTTCTTGAATCGTCTCCAGAAGAAAGCACTAAGCACAACCCCATAATCCATATGACGGACTCGGGTTTCTTCTGTTCCTTGGTTGTTTTTAAGCACAATAAGATCATCAAACTGATGATGCCAAATAGGATAAAATACAGTAGCACTTGCATTACGAATACCTCCTTGTGAGCATGAGCGCAAATCTCCAAACCACTTCTTTAAGAATGGAATCATACCTGTGTGCATGATCTCACCGCCCCGGATGGGCGAACCTAGTGGACGCAATCTACCAATCTCTAGCCCAATGCCAGCTCGTTTGCTGGCATACTTGGCCATCATCTCGCCCGAAGCAAATATGCTATCCAGGTCATCATCGCTGCGTATAAGAACACAACTTGAAAATTGCTTTGTAGGAGTGCCCAGTCCAGCAAGTACAGGAGTAGCAAGAGTAAAGAGACCGTCTGAAGCTGCGTTGTAATATTCTTTGATGTAGCGCATTCTCGCTGTGTTCGGTTCTTCTGAGTGAAATACAGTAGCGGCCGCGACCATGTATCTAATTTGTGGAGTTTCATAAATTTGTCCTGATGAGCGGTTTTTAACTAGATATTTTTCAATCAGTTGTTCTATGGCAGCATAGCCGTACAATTCATCTTTGCTGTGGTCAATGAAAGAATCCATGCGATTCCAGTCGTCTTCGGTGTACCACTCCAGCAGTTCAGGAGTGTACAGGCCGGTGGCCACATTCTTTTTTACAATCGTGTACAGTGATGGCACATCATAGCAGCCATACACATCTTTTCTCAACATGCTAAGACGCTGTTTACCTGCCACGTATTGGTAATTGGTATGACCTACATCCGGGTTTGATTCCACGTCAATCAAGTCTACAATTGCTCTGAGTGTGATACCGTCAATTTCTTTGGTGGTAATGCCATCATAAAAGTGCAATTGCGCCTTGATCTCTACCATGCTTTGACTTACATCTGCTATTCCTTGACATACTTTTGCTACCTGGGTTTGCCATTTTTCGATAGCCAGTGGCTCACGCTGCCCCGAGCGCTTTTGTACCGTTATAATTTTCATTCTTTACCTTATTTGTTGTTTTAATTTGCTCTGACAGATGCTGTGTAGGGGATGTCTCGGCGCTGGATTGATATTTACGATTTGTTCCTGGTCCCAATTAAGTATATATTTCTTTTGAGGTACAAGGACTAAATTGTCGCTGCCACATTCGATTAGCTCACAGTCCTGAAGATCAGAACGATCTAGTATAGTAATAGTATACAGTATTCCCAGTCCGCGAGCAAGAGGACAATACATATTGTCGCTCAAAAGCTGCCAAGGATCTGGCCAATTGTCACAATCATCCCAGTGCAAGTGATATGCTTTCCAAGGGATTTTGAACCACCATGCGTTGATCATGGCCACCGCAGAGTCTAGATCGGCTGCGGCAGCCTGCAGTCTAAGATTGTTCCAAGACTCCAGTCGATCGGCAAAATTTTTAGGCCACATCAACCAAGGTTGGTAATGCTGTACTTGATGGTAGCATTGCTACCAGTTGAGGTTGAGTCGTATTGCACCAGAATATTGCCTCCAGTGCCAATCACATTTAGAGTAATTCCAGTAGATGCATTTTCTGAAAAATCATCAGTGAACACAAAACCAGTTGTGGTTGTACTGGTGCCTTTTACAGCAATAATGGTACCTCGTCGACGAGAATCTGCTCTGGCAATTGAATAATCCATCTGAATTGAACTGATGGCTGCACCAGTGACAAAAACAATGTTGCCGCCTGTGGTGTTGTCAAGCAAGGTGTCTTGGATACCAGCAGTGCGTTGGTATGTGCCCAGATCCAAGGCGTTGCCCTGGCTTTCGTTTTGAACACCGCTTTGATACATCACAATGTCATGCACGTTCATGCTCATGGCCATTGAGTTGGTGTTGTTTAGGTTAATACGACTGTGTGTTGCACTCTGACTGTTGTTGCGTTCAAACATGTCGCCAACACTGACATTGTTCTCAGCATCAATGTCAATGATACTACTGGCTGGCAATGTGGCTCCGTTGAAGTGGTTGCCAACATCGTAGAATGAGTTGTAGCCGCTGACATTACGGCTGACATTGGTAAACACAATTCCCTGTATGTATATGTTGTCAAAGATATTCTGAACTACTCTAACGCCTGATGCACCGCCGTTGACTACCACGGTGTCGCCCAACACTATACCTTGATACAGTGTGTCAAATTGACTGTTGCTAAAAGTAATACCTTCAATCTGTTGATCTGTTTGCGAAGCGTAGGTAAAGCCTTTGTACTTGCAATTGTTTAGAATCACGCCACTGGTTACCAAACTGGCGGTGCTGGACCAATCAATGGCTCGGGTATCTTCAACGGAATCCACTAGTTCGGCTGTGGTCAGTGGTCCTTCAATGGTGACTGAATCCATACTACACTGTTCAGCATCTTCCCACAAGAAACCATTGTTCACCTGGTTGGTGGTGAATGACATGGCAGAAATTTCAATATTGCGTGGAGCAATTGCACTGTTGGTAGCAATGTTTACTCCAGTCTGCTGAAGACTGTCAGCCGTTCGTCCAACGTAGTCCGGTAAACTTTCAATTGCCCAGTAAGTGGCGTTGCCAATCACAATTCCAATTGGCACATCGGCCAAGCTGCGATAAAAACTACCTGTACTAGAAACCAACACTCCTTCAGCATATGCAATCAAGGAAGTGTGTGCTTGCACATTAAAATTAATGATGCTGCTGTTGCTGCCCTCGCCGTACAACTTGGCATATGGAGGTACGTTTATGGTATCAGTAACAATGTATGTGCCAGCAGGAAAGAACAAGCTGCGACGAATTTGTGGATTGATTTCTCGGCAATACAACTGATTCAATGCACGATTTATTGCAGCAGTGTCATCTGTGGTGCCATCACCTGTTGCCCCGAAGTCTGTGACTATTGCATAACTGTCCAACCTTGATTGCAAACTTTGACTAACGGGACTTCCAGCAGTGGCACCTGTTTGCACAGTGTATCCGGCCGCTGCGCCGTCGTAGGTGTAGGAAGTTGCAAAACCAAGGATATCTGAAAATTCAGTTAGTACTTCGGTGTTGCCCACAACAGGTGCACCGTCTTCGATGGTTCCATTGCCAATGAACAATCTGCGGTCGTCTACAGCCCAGCCTAGTTCGGCGCCAGCTAGGGGTTGTGGTAAGTCGGTTGTTAGACCCTTACGTTGGGTTATTCTTGAAATTTGTACAATTGCCACGATTTGTGATCCTTACAGGGTATCACATATTTAGCGTG